GACACATCTCGAAAATGGTTTTCCACAGGAGCGCCTGTTTTAGATATTGCTATTTTAGCCCGTGTAATTACTGGCATAAAACCATCCCACGTCCCGTATTCAAGAACTTCGCCAAGCTCCCTAGCATACCAAAACTCACCTTGCTTATCTTCATGCTTGATAGACTCAAAAATGCTATCACTTTGTTTGATTTTTAACTCACTTGCCATATCTTTATTATACCAAAAAGCTCATCGTGATTATTATAACACTACTGTAAAACAGCTAACGCGCCAGTTGTTGACGAAACTGTGTTTCAGTACCATTCAAATATAACACTACAGGTTAAAATAAAGCATTAGCTAAAGTGTTTCTATAAAGACTCGGGCGGTAGGCCCGTTTTTTGTTGGTCGTCTTTTCTTTTAAGATCTTTTTTATACCGCAAAAACAAAACACCTCCATTATCAACAACTTCCGTGAATGCGAAGCCGTTTTTTGCAAGTAACCATTGCAAATCTGTCATTTCTCGAGGTACAGATGCTTGTAATTGTGCTGCGCCGTGTAATGCTGTTTCAGTCTCGACTAGTTGTAATAATCGCGTACCAACTTTTCGGCGGCGGTATTTTTCTCGTACGACGATTAGTTCCAAATTTG